CCATATGCACGTATCCTAGCGAGTGGCAACAAGTCCTTGGAAGCGTGTTATGACCATACTGATGGTTTTTATCGGAGACTGTTGTTGCTCAAGTGCAAGGAGCGTGACAAGAACCGCAAGGACGATAAGTTGTTCGGCAAGAAGATTACCGACAACGAGCTTGAGGGTGTCCTTAATTGGGCCTTGAAGGGCCTCCAACGTCTGATGATTCAAGGATGGGAGTTTACCACAAGTGAGCGCACCGAGTTGGCTCTCAAGGAAGCACAGGAGGACGGCAACAGTCTGATTCCTTTCATACAGGACACGGATAATGTCGTGTTTGACGAGGACGAGGAGGTTGCCAGCGGTGACTTCTACGAGGCATACACTCGATGGTGTGGGTTGAACGCTCTCAAACCCTTGGCAATGAGGACGGTATCGAATTACCTCAAGGAGAACGCTGAGGAATTGCGTATACAGTATTCCAATCGTGTCAAGGGCAAGAGAGGGTACAAGGGAATGGGACTGATGAACAAGGTAGAGAAAGCCGGAAGGTTTACGATTGTGAAAAAGGAGGAGGCATGATGAGAAAGTTAGGAGAACAATGGATTGAATTGATTGATGAGCAAGAGCACATGGTTAAGGCTGTGCAATCAGTTGATATCGGTGCTTGTACTGCTTGTGATTTTGAAGGGCAAGAAAGCAAATGTGCAGGATTCCCAAATAGCGTATGTGGTAGAAATTCTAATCACTTTATCATCAAAGACCTTGGTATACTAAATGAGGATGGGTGCTTGCCTTCACCGTGGGGAGGTTATCCCAAAATTGTAAGAGTGGGTAGAGAAGGATTCTGTACGTATAAGGTAAGGTTTTATCTGAAACATGGAATGGTGTATGGTTTTACCTTAATAGAGGTTACTGGTAACACAAGACAAGAAGCCATAGACGCTTGGAACAGGAGGGTGTGATGAGGAACAGTGATGATTTGAAAAAGGCATTTGAAATGTCCTATGAAAAACAAGCGGGGTTTACTTACGAAAGATGGCTTGAAAACGAAATTCAAAAGGTTGAGAATGAAAAAGAAGAATACAGAAGATTCGCTGAGCGTATGTCATCGGAAGCTAACAGTTTAGCGGGACAGTTGAAGAGCATAGTTCGTCATCTCGACCATCGTCTTGTTACAAACGGAGAATGGAGTAAAGTATGAAAACAGTTATATTCAGAAAGCATAGGGGGTCATTGATAGACTCCATGAACACGGCAATACTCGTATCATCGAAAGAAGATATAGCCATGGTATGTACAGACGAAACAACAGCCATCAATCCAGATTTGATTGAGATTGTGCCTTACATGGGGTACGATTACCGTGTAGGATGGTACACGCATGTGGTTAGGTATCCGGGTTATGGGGTATTGGGTTTTACTGATGGCGATATGACGGAGGTTGAGTGATGGAACTATTCCCACACCAAGAAAGAATATTGGGGACACTGTCGGAACATGACAGTTTCGCCCTGTTTTGGTCGATGCGTGTCATGAAAACTTTGCCGATGGTACTGCATATGAGCAATCTCATCATGCAGGGAAAGGCCAAGGATGCCATTGTCATTGCCCCCAAGTCTGCACTCGGGGCTTGGAAGCGTGACATCAACAAGATGAAAGGCAAGCGCAGGGAAGCGTGTGACAAGATTACCCTCATCAATTATGAGAAGGTATGGAGGCGCAAGGAGTACGACAGGCACTTCGACATCGTGGTCTTGGATGAGTCCCACAAGATTGCAAGGAGACAGAGCAAGCAAAGCAAGTTCTGCATGAAGTACGCAACCCGCTCCAAATACCGCTATCTCCTTACAGGGACACCACTTGGGCAGGGAAGGCTTGAGGACTTGTGGGCGCAGATGGAGTTCATGTTCCCCGGCTTCTTCGGTTCCTACAGGGAGTTCGAGGCACGGTACTGCAAGACACGCCAGCTTCCCGGCACCTTCATCCGGATAGTCACAGGCTACAGGAACACCGAGGAGCTTCTTGAGCGTGTCAAACCCTATGTGTCCTCACTCACCCTTGATGATGTGGCTGACATGCCTACCGACCCACCGGACAATATCTTAATCTGCCCGAGACCGAACGTATTCATCCAGAGCGGGGTTCGCAAGGGGTATGTGAAGGAATACGACATGATTATCGACAATCCCGCTGTCAAGCTCATGAAGATGCGACAGGTGGCGAGTGGTTTCATCATTGACGAGCATGGTGAGACGCATGTCATTGCCGACACGAAGCGGTTTGCCTTCGGTGAGTTGCTCGATGAGATTGGTGATGAGAAAGTGGTCATCTTCTGTGAGTTCAAGCAGTCCATCCGCAGTGTGGTGCAGGAGTTGAGGAAGCACGAGCTCCCCCACGTGGTGTTGGACGGAGACCAACCCGACAAGGAGATATGGAAGTGGTTCCAAGACCATGACCATATGCGTGCCATCGTGTGTCAGTATGCCACAGCCAACGCAGGCATCGACCTCTACACCGCTCGTCATATGGTGTTCTATGAACCATCGCTCTCCACCACGATGATGGAGCAGGCGAGGGCCAGAATCAAGACCGCTGTGAATCCGAGGAAATGCCAATATCACTGGCTGATAGCACAGGACTCAGTGGAGTTGAAGATTTACAAGCAGTTGGAGAAGCACAAGGACTTTACCGTGCATACCATGAGTGAATGGTCATGGGGAGCATATGACGAGGATGATGACTTATGATGGACAGATATTACCACATTGTTGATGATTACAGGATACCGGAGAGTTGGGTGCTGACAGTGAGGAAGTGTGAATGTGGTCAGACGCTCTACTACGACAGGAAGAAAGAAACATGGCACTGCATGAAGGCGAGTTGTCCTTTGCACAAGAGTCACGAGAAGAAAAAGCATATTCCGCAAAAAAAGCTCGACCGCATATTGGAGCTTGGTGAGGTGTTGACAATCAAGGAGATTGCTGGTAGGCTGAAACTATCAGAAAAAGATGTGTTCCGTGTATTGCGGGAACATGACATCATGTAGGAGAGAGTATGGACTGGAGAGATGAAGTGTGGTTCTTTGACACCGAGGTGCTTCCTCATGATTGGTTGTTCTGTGCGACCAACAAGGAGAAGCGGGTGTCAATCCACAATGACACAGCGATGCTGAGGGAGTTCTTGGAGACGGAGAGACCGTTCCTCTGTGGTTACAACTGCAAGCATTATGACAATTACATCATCAAGGCAATCCTCGCAGGAGGAACTCCGGAGGACGTGAAAGCAGTCAATGACGCAATCATAGTGAAAGGCAGGCAAGGATGGGAGATTGACATGGGATGGGTCAAGTTGCCTCAGTCGTTCGACCTCATGCTCGACCTTCCGACCCGCCCTTCACTCAAGATGATTGAGGGTAATCTCAAGATGGACATCCGTGAGTCCGAGGTGGATTTCAACACAGAGCATCCAACCAAGGAACAGTGGGAGGAGCTTGAGGAGTACTGTTGGCATGATGTGGAGGCCCTTATCCCGCTGTACAAGGCACGTGAGGATTATCTGAATGCCAAGGAAACCCTTGCTGAAATGAAGGGATTGAATGTGAAATCGGCACTTAATATGACGAATGCCAAACTCACCGCCCTGTTTTTGGGTGCTCAACGGGTTGATAGGGATGATGAGAGGGAGTATGTGTATCCGGAGAACGTGGATATGGGTCTGATACCACAGGAGGTGGTTGACTTTTTTGATAGATTGCCGTATAGTGAGATACCCTTACATGAATTGTTTGGGAGAAAGAAAGAGGAGGAGGAAGTTGGCTAAAAAGAAAAGTGAATATTCGGAACTGAACATTGAATTGTTCGGTTGTCCGATAACCGTGGCATACGGTGGACTCCATGGGGCTTTGAAGAATGTCACCTATCGTAGTGACTCAGAGAGGATAATCCTCAATTACGATGTTGCCTTAACAATATGGGGCAACTGAAACTCATTGAACGCTTACCAGCGGTGTAACAGAAATGTTGCTAACGGTGAACCCCTCCAAACCAAAGGGCAATACCGTGCTAAGGAGTATTACTATGCGATGGGGAAATAATCGTAAGAAAAGTGGTGTATATTTGATTACTTGTACTATCAATGGCAAATCATATGTTGGAGCTTCGAAAGATATTGCAATGAGATTGAGTACACACTATACAAGGGAAGCTAGAAAAGGGTCTGCGCCGTTATACCGAGATATGCGGAAATACGGTTTAGAACATTTTATTTGGCGAGTCTTGGAATATTGCGATAGAACCTCATTATTGGAATGTGAGAAGAAATGGTATCATAAGTTGAATCCGGAATATAATTTGGTTGAACCAGTTGCGAACGGTATGATGTTTTATCAGAGAGAAGTCAAGATGTTGTCAAACAAGGCGATGCAGTCTGAGGAATTCAGAAAGAGAAAAAGAGCCATATACCGTACCAAAAAATATCGAGATATGTTCTCCAAAATACAAGACCCTAGGAAAAAGTCAGTAGATATGTATTCGGATGATAAATATGTCATGTCCTTTTCTTCTTTTATGGAAGCACAACGATGGTTGAACGATAACACACAGTTCGTTGGAAAGAACAAAGCCAGCAAGATAAAGGCGGTATGTGATGGTGATAGGCCAACTGCTTTCGGTTACGTATGGAAATACTCAAAGTGTAACGACTAGTTGAAAGACGTAGGGTGTCTATTGGTACGGCACTCGAAGCGGTGAGTACAGGAAACTGTAAAGAGATAGTCTGTCGTATGGGATGGTAAACTATACGGTTGTGCATATTATCCGAGTATGATGGTTAGGAACGGTTATCTTAGCCGAAATGTACCGGAACCAAAAGATTTTGAGAATGTATTGAACATGAGATTGGAGGCAAAAAGAACAGGTGACACGAAAACGTCCGAGGCTTTGAAATTGGTAGCCAATACTTCTTTCGGATGCTCGAATAACAAGTATAACGACATGTATGACCCTCTCATGGCACATTCCATCTGTATCACTGGTCAGTTGTATCTCATACAATTAATCATGGAGATTGGGAATAATATACCAGATGTCACTATGATAAACGTCAATACCGATGGTATTATGGTGGGAATAGAGCGCAAGTATCTTTCCCGTATACGTTCATTGGTAATGGCATGGGAAGAGCTTACTGGTTTTGAAATGGAAGAGAAAGGTATCGAGATTATCGTACAGCGTGATGTAAACAACTATATCATGCGTGAATTGAACGGAAAGATGAAAGCCAAGGGTGCAACACTGTCTGATTACAAAGGTGGCAGTTTCAAACATAACTCACTCTCTGTGGTCTGCCGTGCGATTGTATACAATCTCCTTGACGGTGTCTCCATCGAGGAGACCATCAACAACGAGCAAGACCCTTTCGCTTTCCAGATGATAACCAAGGCAGGGGGCACCTATGAGAAGGTTGTCCATGTCAATGGCTTTGGTGAGGTCGAGGTCAACAGGACGAACAGGGTCTATGCTGGGAAGGACGAGAGACTCGGTGCTGTCTACAAGATAAAGGCCGATGGGAGAAGGGATAGGATAGCGAATTGTCCCGAACATGCGATTGTTGATAATTCCGGTATTTTGGGTGTTGACAAGATTGATAAACAATGGTATATTAACCTTGCAACAAAGAGAAGAGACGAGTTCTTGGGTATCAAACCAAAGAGAAAGAAGAGGAGTAAAAAGTGAAAACGGATGATTACGTGGATGTAGAGGTCATCGAGGACGAGCCAGTTGAAATGGAAGTCAAACCAAAGAAAGCACCTGCAAAGAAAGCAGTGAAGGAGAAGAAGGAAGTGAAAGAGGAACCCATGACATTCCAACAGAAGTTGTTCCAGCTTGCAGAGGACGTGGCACAACTCGCCAGCGAGTTCGTGAAGGATGGATATAATCCTAGTCAGTCATATGAGTACGTTCGTGCCCAGCAGTACAAGACCGTCTTCCGGAAGGCATTGGCGAAGAACAGACTCCGCCACAAGATGGACGATGTGACCATCCAAATCAACAACCTTGAGAAGAGCGACAAGATGATACTCACACTGTACCATGCCATGCTCACCATCAAGGACGTGGACAGTGACGAGCAGGAGACCTACATGCTTTGGTCGCAAGGTGCGGACAATCTTGACAAGGGACTCAGCAAGGCCAAGACCCTCATGCTCAAGGATTTCATCAAGACCAACTATCTTGTGTCCGATGCAGAGGATGACCCCGAGGCTGACAAAGGCCCCAAGGCTACAACCAAGCGCAAGTTCAGCTCTCCTTCCGAGAAGAAGGCTGATGTGGAGAAAGCTGTCAAAGACGACAACCCTGCAAGTAAAGAAGATGTCACTCGTATCACGGAAGGCATCAAGAAAATTCGTGAGGCAAGCGGGGATGCTGAGTATGGCGAGAAAACCTTGGTTGAGGTAGGGAAAGGCATCACAGCAACTCGTGCTACGGTCATTCTTACCAAGCTCGAAATGAAAGCGGGGGAGTACAATGAATTGGAGATTTAACAAGGAAAAGACAAGAGTTGTCTTGGATGAGCCACAAAAGAGGCCTCTTAAAATGACCGCCACAAGATTGCCTAGCGCACTCGGCTTGAACCCATGGAAAAGCCCCTTCGCTGTATGGTGTGAAATCTGTAGGGTGTACAAGGAACCGTTCACTGAGAACAAATACACCAAGGCAGGAAACGAGATTGAGCCTATCCTTATTGAATGGGCCAAGGAGCAGTTCGGCAATGGTGTCAAGAGTCCTGCTGAGTTCTATGGGAACATGTGGCCCGAGGTCAAGAGGCAGTATGATTTCTATAAGGGACAGAGCAAGGTGTTCGGTGGCATGTGGGACGCAAAGGTCGTCAACATCAACAACGAGACGGTTGCGGTCATAGAAATCAAGACCACAGGACGTGCGCAGGATTGGGGCGATGGTGTTCCCGATGAGAAATTGGTGCAGGCGTTGCAGTATGGGCATCTTGAGGGAGCAAAGAGAACCTTCGTAATCGGGGCTTTCCTTGATGAAGAAGATTACATGCACCCAAGCCGATTTGTCCCTGTTGACGGAAAGAACGTAAGGTTGTATACTTTCGATACAGAGACCGCAACGGTCATGTTCGATGGTGAGCCTACCACTATCTCTGAGTTGATGGCTTACGCTGAGCAGTGGTGGGAATCGTATGTGGAGACCGGAATCTCCCCCGAGATTGACCACAAGGCTGACGAGACCATCATCAAGGCCCTCAAGACTGAGAAGCCGGACGAGGACGAGGACACTTCCCTTGGTGGGATGATTACTCTGTTGGACACGAAAGAAGCTGAGCTTGCCTCCATCAGAGCGAAGTATGGATTGGATACGTTGGAGACTGAAATCAAGGCCCTCAAGGACGCTCTCAAGCGGACACTCAGTGAGGGAATGGCTGAGGACTCCACGAAGGTTGAGGTTGGGAACTGGACTCTGACCAAGAGTGAGAGAAGTTCTGTGGATACATCCGCATTGAAGAAAGACGGACTGTATGAACAATATACGAAGAAGAGTGTAACCTATACGCTCAAGAAGAAAGGAGAAAAATAGTATGAACATTGTAATCAAGAAAAGCGGTTATCAGTTGGTTCCCGAAGGCGAACAGATTCTCACAGTGACAAGCGTGAAGCTCCTGCCGAGTGGCAGACCTTCGCTTGTGGAATTCGTGTACAGTGCCGAGAACGGTGCCACGCTGAGAGAGCAGTTGAAGTTCGACCACCCTGTTGCTGTCGACATTCTTGGCAAGCGTTGTGATGTTGCCTTGGGTGGTACTGCCGAGGAAGGCACTGAGATTTCGCCAGATGACTTGGAAGGGTTGTTCTTGGGCAAGAAGTTCAAGGCCATGATTAAGCACAACGAGGGCAAGAAGGGTGGTACGTTCGCCAACATCAAGTACCTCATTGAGTTGGTCGAGGACGAGGAAGTAGAGGAAGATGACGACCTCTAAGCTCGAAGGTGACTTGCAGAAAGAATGCCTCCGGTGGGTCAAGAGCCTGCCGGAGGTTTGGGTTTTGAAAGTAGTAGGTTCCGCCACACAAGCGAGTGGAGTACCGGATATACTAATGTGTGTTAATGGGCACTTCGTTGCGGTGGAACTCAAGAGGCCGGATGGAAAAGGTCGTGTCAGTGACATTCAGAAAGCACAGATAGAACGTATCCAGCGTGCAGGTGGTGTTGCTGTAGTAGTTGATTCATTTGAGAAATTCAAGGAGGTCGTAAATGTTTATCGATGAAACTGGTCAGATTTGGTTTGACTTTGGAGGTGACGATGATTGAAACATTGGCAACGATAGGCGCTGTTATTGTGGCTATTGTGACGTTCGTCATAAAACGATTGCAGAAAAAAGTGAAGAAGCAAGAGAATACGATAAAGGATTTGGAAACGATTGTGGTTCAAAAAGAAGCCAAGGATGATGCTCTGGTGAATAGGATAAAAACAGAAGAGAAACTGCATCAAAAAGAAACAAACCAAATCGATGGATTGAAGGAGGCTTCGAATGTGGAAGAAATCATTGATACTATCAATGCTGATATTTCTGATTTTAATGCTAAGTAGTTGTGCCACTCCTATTAACACAGAAACCAATAAAGTGTTGTTTACCGAGTTTGACCCACCTCCAGTGAGACCAACATTGGAAACTATTCCAAACGATAATCTTACCGAAGCAATTAGACAACTTGGAATCAACCAAGTCAAGTTAACGACTACCATTGAGAAGTGGGAGAATCATCAAGACAGGGAAAATACATATTATACCAAGGTATATGTGGAATCACCATAAAATAAAAGCCCCTTGATTGGGGCTTTTTTCTTAGATATTTTCCAATTTCTTTTGTATGATACGTTTAATAATTGGTCTGACTGCTTTCATGTCAAGGTATTTTTGTGTGATAAATAAAATCAGCCCATACACTATTATGGCATATGGCGTCCCTATCAATTCGAATCCAAAATACAGCACAGGGGCCAATACTCCGGAAAACAATAATCCAAGCAATGTCATCTTGACTTTGGTAGCCTTGTTGTCGTACGCCTTGAATTTGATGAATTCCATCAGAGAGGCAACCACTGCACTTCCTACCGCCAACCACGCTATTGTGTTCCACATATCTTACTCCTTATAATATAGGGCACTCCACGTTCCAAGGAAAGCCCTCTTGCTCGGGAACATCCCTCAATGCCTGTATGTAAGCGTCAAGAGCTACAATATCATCCGATGGAGTCAATCCCTGTCTAACCTCTGAATTGTATCGTGTGTACCGCCAATCCTCTTTGTCGATAAGACGGTCTCGCTTTGACCTAACTTCATCAGCTTGCTCCCTGTCCTTCTCGGTTTGGGTCTTACCGAGGAAGAGCTTTCCATCAATCATCCTCGCTAGATGGTCTGCTTGTTGCCATTCCTGTTCAGTGATTTCACCCAAGAACTCGCCCTTCCCATACTCCTTGACGGTATGAGGGTCAATCCCATAGTTTGTTAAAAATAAATAAATCATGCAACACCTCCGAATAATGCTTCATAAAGAAAATCTGTTTTTCTTGGGTTTCCACCAAGTTTCTTCCAATAACCTCGCCAAGTCTTATATGCGTTTTCAACTTGGTCTTGTGGTATTTGATTCTTTTTGAACTTACGCATTTTTCTACACATTCGAATCATACCACTTTTATCTGGTTTCATTGTTATTCGCCCTGTGGACGAATCGATACGATATTTACACTTTAAGAAAGTGAACCCTCTTGATAATTTGACAACTTGTGTCTTTTTAACATTCAGCTCAAGCCCGAATTCCCAGTATTTTCTTATCATATGGTCGAGAACGTCATTGGCTTCTTTCTTCGTACTAACAATACAGTAACTATCGTCCATATATCGTGCGTAATGCTTCAACCGAAGTGTTCTCTTCGCATAGTCATCAATTTGATACGGGAAATATACCGATGCTATTTGTGATGTTTGGGAACCGAGTCCTAGTCCTTTTGAACCAAAAGCATCGATGTACTGTTTTGCCAAAGCCATAGAACGCTCATCGAGAACACCTTGGAGCATGTTGTACAACAAGTCATGTGAAATCGAATCAAAATACTTTTTACAGTCCATCAACACAATATATCCCTCATTGCCACATTCTCGAAAATGGCGCATGAGGTGCACTTTCAATCTTTTTCTTGTGAAAAATGTACCCTTACCTTTTTGACTTGCTCCATTGTCGTAAGCTAATAGCTTGGTTAATATGGGCACCAATACATTATCACAGAGAGATTTCTGCACCACCCTTTCGGATATGTGTACAGACTTGATGTGTCGTTGTTTTCCTCTTTCGTTGATGTCAAATTCCTTGAATCCTTTTGTTACGATTTCACCTCTTTTCAGTTTACGTGAAGTATCGAGTATATTGCGTAGAAGATGTTGTTCATATCTCTGAACCGAGTTCTTCCACGTAACGCCTTTTCTACATTTGTAATACGCTAAAAGAAGAGAGTAAGGGTCAGTGACCGTATCGAAGTCATGCGTATAGTCTGACTTGGCAATCTCTTGGCAACAGACGTCATGACTGTATTTCGGGTTTTCACCACAGGTTTCTATCTCCTTTTCCAACAAATGATTTTCACATGTATCATGCTGTACATTTGTTGAAGAATCGGGGACAACACCATTAGTATTGCTAGCATTGTTATTGTTAGAGTTACCTTGGTTGTTGGCATTACAAAAGTTGGTAGACGAATTTATAGATAGAAACCTTATCAATGTCACTGTCCCTTACTCCCAATTATCTTATTCGTGCTTTTCTTCCAGCGTCTTAAAAGTTTCAATTCGTGGTCTATTTCATCAGAGAACATGATAATTTGTTTTACCTTTTGTGGGTACAAGTCCACTAGATATTCAAGTTCTTGTTCGAGCGTTGATACATAACCTATCGCATCATTCTGTAATAGCCTACGTTTGGTTAGCTCTTCTTGTGTTGTCGGATATATCTCGTTTGCACGAGTTATGGCTTCCATCATCTGCCCCATGAGTTCCAATATTCTCGTTTGTAGATAATATTCCAACCCACGTGAATAGCAGAATTTGCTCTCATCACTGAACATCTGTTCCAACATCTTTGTGATGTCTCTACGTAAATCCCTTGCAGTTTTATAGAACTGCATGTTGGATATACTACGTTTTGACACAATGACACTCATAATTACTCCTTTATGTCCCTCTTCCGAGGGACGGATTCACAGATACTCAGATAAGAAAAGCGGGGACAACACCATAAGTATAGCTAGCACCGGAAGCGCTAGAGTGACCACGGTAGCCGGCAACACAAAAGGAGGTAGACGAATTTGCCGATGGTTCTGCTAACCACCAAGACGAGCGTGAATTATTGTTCCGTTTTATCTTTCTATTTGGGTTCAGAGCAAAGAGTGCAAATTGTGTTTGTGTACCTGTCCCATAATTTGTGTGAGAAAAACCAGTTGTACCAAAAATATTTACATTTGTCGGGAGGAAAATTTTCTCGCTTCCCACCCATGCCCAGTTTGCAACCGTACCGATGATTCTATCTACAGCTAATGGTTCAACAACCGTAGCCCCCCCACCATTGATAGCGGAAATTAATGCCGATTCAAATTGTTCGTGGAGCCAATGAAATAGCATACTACCGGGGTAATCTCCCGTTGTCGTATCCGTATCATTGAATTTAGCTGTTGTTGGGATGTCTTTGAACATCATGGCCACATGATGTTGGGAAGGTACAGCGGTATTACCCACTTGATAATAATCGTCAAATCCTACAATCTCCACCCTCAGTCTATTATAATCATTATTGATAGTGCGTGCAGGATACACCAGCGGATTTACTGAATCTGCACTCATCGTTAAGGAGGGTAGGTCAATATAGTCTCCAAGTCTTAATTTTCTGAAACCGTCAAGATGGGTGTTGTATGAGCCGTTTTGATTGCAGTATGTACGCAATGCTTGGAACGTCTCGGCAACCGTAGCAGTCCCGAACACGTCCATGAGATTGCGTGGAGCGAACCCCATCATTTCGGCCATTGTCATATTCAGCCCATCATTCACCGCCTTCTGGGTTGGGAAGTATGTATCACTGTTTTCGACAAGGGTTGTCTTTTTGTTTGCCGCATTCTCCTTGGCCGCAATCTGTCCCAGTTCTGCGTACAGAGCATCAATCTCAGTGGTACGTGTGCCAAGTGCTGTAATTTCAGTGTTAAGTCCTGCTACAGTATTGACATTGTTTATATTGTTTGCTACTGTGGTTATATATGTTATGTTATCGGAGACAATCTTGATGAGTGAACTTGCTCCCAATCCCAAATCATTTGCCACTGTATTCACGGCATTGATACTTGTTGCCACAGTGGTCACATTGGTATTGTTTCCGGCAACAGTATTTATGTTTGTGGAGTTGTTGTTTACCGCTGTGATAACGGCAAGTGCATCAGCTACAGCACCTATGTTGTCTATCCCCAGTAAATCAGCACTTACTGCTTGAAAACCCGGGTCATTGAGAATCTCGTCCCTGTATCCTTGTACCTCATTGCGCAACTCAGTAATTTCATCGAGTGTGGCCAGTACCTCCCATACACCATCCTTATACACAACAAAATACATGTCATTGTACAAGAACACACCCATCCTAGTTTGTGGCGCAAGGAACACCCATGCTCCGCTGGTGTACTCGGCAATGTAGTCATCGTATCCAACCCAATCCCCTGTTGCTAATGCCCCCACGATATACCTGTCACCTTCTGTGGGTGATACAGGCGGGGTTGAGGTCATGGTCAGTACTTCCTGTTGCCAATCGACACCGAGGACAATCTCACCGAGCAGTTTTTCCTTGATACGAGCAGTAGTGACTTTCTTCATTTCCCCACCCTGCTCCATACCCATGTACTCACCGTGGGTCTCGGTGTCGAAGTAAATATCCGTTACTTCCTTGGTATTCTCGCTGTATTTGTATCGAACCATACAAAGTCTCCTTTTGTGTTATTATAGACGAAATTGACGGAAATGTCAATTACATGAATCCGGGTCTTTTGATTCATTCTCATATCTTTTCATGTTCAGCTTTGTCCATCAGGAACCTCCGGCCAAAGAATATTGTTCGGGAAGCCTTCCTGCTGGGGAACGTCTAACAACGCTTGCCTGTAGGCCCTCCAAGCGTCCTTCTGTAGCTCTGTCAGGGCCTCCCAGCGCATGGGGTTGACTGAATCGACAGTTTCCTTGAGGAGGGTGTCACGGCGTGCTCTAACGGCTATACCTATTTTTTCTTCTTGGTATATACCAAATTCTCCTTCTGTGAGTTCTACAGCACCCTCAATGTAATCCCCTGCAAAAATATCATTATCTAATTTCCAAAACTTCATAATGCAACTCCATACTGTGCAGTAGCTACCTTTATATTACTTATTTCACAATTCAGTGCAGTACCTACTCTCCTCGCATATACCTGAACTTTATCACCAGAAACAATAGATATAGTATTTGAGAATGTAGTAGAACCACTAGATATCATTCTTTCTGTACCAACGGCAACACCATTAACATATACCCTAGCTCTAAAATAACTTGAACCGGAACCGCTAGGAATTGCCATCGTAAACATTACATTAATCGTGCCACTATACCATAATCTACATTCAAAATATTTAGTAAAGCTTGTCGGTACAACAGTCTGTGTCTCAAGGCGACTAAAAACTGTATATGTACCTGCTGTAACAGGAACTGAAATAGACGCAGCAACATTAAGGCTCTTGAAATACCCATTATTAAAGGGCCAACTTGAAGTCCCTAAGCTACCAGAACCACCAGAAGCATAAGGAATAAGGCCATTCAGAGGTGTCCTAAGCCAATTAGAATCGGTTCCATCAGAATGCACCATCCCTGGGTAACCATTGAGACTTTTTGTAAGTAAAGGAGACATGCCTACTGATTGCCCAGCAGGTTTTATTGAAACATTCCCATTACTTGCACTAAAATATTCATCACCGTTGGAATCAATAATTGACAATCCACGCATATTACCTTGTGTAAATACCCAAAGGTCGTTGATTACATGACCATCGCAGGAAACAAATGCAATTGTTATACCATACCCAGCCAAATCATATCTCAATGTATTTGGTATAATAATATTGGAATACCAGGTTGTGCCATTGTTTGGAGTCCATCTAAATATGTCACTCAGTTTAGTATAAATTATTTTATTAGAACCTACTGCTACAAA